CTATAGAGGATTTCGGGTGGATACTGATGATGGTTAATCGTTTATTCTAAAATCCAATCTGACCGCCAGTCTCGGCGATGCGGACGGTCAGTCAATATTTACTAAAGGGTAAATAAGACAGGACATCCCTAAGTCGAGGCTTGCCATGGGACGCGCCGACTAGAAATGGCGGGTTTTCGAGCCCGCCATTGTTATCGCTATTCTTTTAGCCGTCGTCCTTCGTCCAGTTGGCGGGGTAGGTGTCTTTATCCGCCTTGTCGGCGCAGTCTGCGCACTTGCCATCATAGCCGTCGCCGGCCTCGTCGAGCGGCGAGCCGCAGGTGTCGCAGCAGTCCTCGTCTTCATCCGGCACGCCGGCCTCATCGTTGCGGACCCAAATCCAGGCGTGCACAAAGGCACCAGGATCGTCGCCTGGCGAGACGATGGCGTCGTCATCGACTTCCATGTCGTCGTCAGCCTGCGTCTGCAGGTAGGCGCGGTAGGGATCAGCCGGATCGAAGGTCTTCTCCGTGCGCTCAATGTGAATGAGCGCCGAAACCTCGTCAGCGACCGTAGCATCGACCACGTCGCCCTCGGTGTGAGCGTCGATGCGATCGCGGAGCACCTTCTTGATGACGGCGCGCTGTCTGTCGTCAAATGCGATCCACATGTCTATTCCTCCGGATCTTCGATTTCCTCGGCGAAGTGCATGTCTGCTGCCGAGAGGGTGAGGTGATAGAGATCGTCGCCGGTGACGCCGAACTCCCGGCGTGCCAGGTGCAAGAGATCCGTGATGAGATCCTTGATGTTGGCGACCTCGTCTTCGTCGCACTGGCAGACGCTCTTGAAGGCACCGAGTGCGATTGCAGCCCAGGCTGCGCGACCAGCGTTGGTGATGTTAGACATTGATCGCCTCGCAGAGCACATCAACCGCCTCATCATCCAGCTTCTCGTGCTGCCCGCCGTTCGTGGCGATGTCATCGAGCATGGCGTTGTCCGGAGACTCGCCAACCAGATCGTTTTTCCACAGTCGCAGAGCCGCGAGGATAGTGTCGCGCTGCGCCTCGGTGACTTGGAGCGTCACCAGCTCCTCCGGCTGTTCTTCAGGCTGCACGTCATCGCCGAGGAGCTCGAACATGACGCTGTTGAAGGTCTGGCCTGGCCGCTCGAGGAACTCGATGCTGCTATACCAGTCGCCGATCAAGATATCCTTGACCGTGAGGATCTGGTCCTTGACGAAGACCTTCTTCGCTGCCTCGAGCTGGTAGTCATGGCCGTTCGCCGCGAGGAAGACGACTTCGTCGCCGATGGCCGGAAACTTACTGCCATTAATTGTCTGTGGCATTGTCGTGCTCCTTAGAAGCTGAAGCCGCCAGCGCTGGAGCCGACGCCGAAGTGAGGTGTGATGTCGCCGTCGCCACGATAGCCAACGACCGGAATGTCACAGCGCGCGTCGAACTTGCCTTTCGGCTCCTTGCGAACGCAGTCTTTCGCCGATTTCCACGGATGGTCAGTCATCTTGTATTCGTTCGACCGCACCTTGGCGTAGTCGTAGGATGGCAATAGGCTGCTGCACGATGAGACGAGAACAGCCACACCCGCTACTGCGAGTTTCTTCATGATCTTTCCTTTCAGGGGTGGTTGATGGTGGCAGCGCGCCTGGGACGCGCCGCCGCTCCGGTGAATGAGCCGTCGCTTACGCGGCGGCTTTGTTCGCGTTGTTGAGAATGTCGCGCAGCTTGCCGGCGATGACCGAGTTGTCGTTCAGCTCCAGCGAGTTCTTGGTCCGCGTCGCGATCTTCGTCGCCTCGAAGAGCTTCATGATCTGACCGGCCTGGCTCTGAGCAGTGCCCTGCTTGTAGGAGCCCTTAAGCATCGCGACGATATCCGTCGAGGACAGCGTCTTCTTCTGGTCCAGGAACTTGAACGCCTGGACGACGTAGGTCGAAGGCTGCTTGCCGACCGAGAGCGACATGAAGAGGTTTTCGTATTTCTCGGCGATCTTCTTCTGCGTCGGCGCAGCGTCGATCACCGCCTTCTTGTTGCTTTCGAGTTCGTCAGCCGACATCTGCGAGGCGTCGCCTTCGAGGACGAAGACTTCAGCGGCGATCGCAGACACGTCGCGCGGCTGACGCGGCGTAGATGCACGCGGCGCTTTCACTGTCTTGACAGTCGAGTCTGCCTTCGGTGCGTTTGCCTTCTTCGAAGCTACGGTCTCAGTCGCATTGCCGGCGAGCTGCTCACCGCCGTCCTGCTCCTGGTAGCCCTGAGCGCGCTCGATGCCCATTTCGAGTTCGTCGATGGACAGATCGTCGTCGCCGGAGACGTCAGCGGCAACAACTTCCTCGACGATCGTATCGACGTCCTCGATCACTTCTTCCGAGGCGACGATCGTTTCAATTTCTTCGCCACGCGCCGGCTCGATGCCCAGGTCGAGATCTTCGAGGAGATCATCGATGCTTTCTGCCGACACGCCGTTGACTACGTTTCCTGCCATTTGTGCGTTCTTCATTTCAAAAGCTCCTTGCTGTGCGCTTCGCTAGCGCGTTGTTTTCGTTTACAAATACGTTATAGCGAAGCGCACGCAGGGGTTCGGGTGGATATGTCAGGCAGCAAGAGCGGTTTCTTCAGTTTCCGCTGCCGGCTTCACGAACGGCTGTGCAAAGCCGAATTCGATCGCCTTGTGGTAGGCTTGCACCATGACGCCAACGTCGTAGTCGGCGCGGTGAGCCTGGCTCTTGTCGTAAGCAATGCCGCAAGCCGTGCAGAGCTCCAGGAGCGAAGGCTTCTTTCCGTCCGGCGTTGCCCAGACATAGTCCATAGTGTCGATGACCGGTCGCTTCGGCATGTCGAGCTTCAGGCGTTTCAGCTCGACTTCGATGAATTCCATATCGAACGCGGCATTGTGCGCCATATGAGCGTCAGCCTTGGCGAGCACCGCCTGGACGTTCTTCGCTACCTGCTGCCAGGTCGGCTTGCCGGCGACGTCAGACGGCGTGATGCCGTGAATGGCCTGGACGTCAGCCGGGATGGAGCGCTGCGGATCAATCAACGTGTGATATTCGTAGATCTTGGTGCTGCCGCGCCAAAGGCTGATATAGATTTCGACGAACCTATGATCTCCCGGCCTTAGGCCGGTGGTTTCGGTGTCGAGGGCTGCAATAATTGGTTCCACGGATGGTTCTCCAGATTTCAAAACAGGAAGAGCAGGTGACGAGGAGAGGGATGAAGACGAGTGCGGCGCCGATGGCTGCGATGAGACCGAGGACGAAAGGCTCCATCAGTCGATCGCTCCTTTGAAATTGCGACCGCGAGCTGGACCGCTTCTGCGATGTTGTCTGCGTCTCTCTTGTGTTTCCTTTGGAATTGTCATTGTAGCCTCATGCTTTTCGCCACTAGGGCGACGCTGAAACTCTCTAAGCTCTTCGGATGGAAGTTCTGCGGTGCGCATGGGTTCAAAGCACGCACGGCTGCGTTCGACGCTCCGCGCCTTTTGCCAGTTCATCTTCATTCCACCTCCTCCCAGGTTTCAGCGAAGCGGCAGTTGCACGGCATGTCCTCGAAGAACGGCTTGATCTGCTCGCGCTTGTAGCCGGCGAGACCGCAACCGATCGGCGTGACGTAGAAGGTCAGCTCATCATGGTTGCGCGCGAACGTCTTGAAGACTTCGACGTGCCGCTCGATGATGTTGAGCGGCAGTGTCTTGATGAACTGGTCCTTCGTCGGAATGCCGTAGCTGTGACCCTGGATACCAATGCCGCGACCGTAGACCGCGCCGTGGTGTTCGACTGCGAACTTTGCAGCGCCAGCGCCATGTCGGCCGGCTAGGTTTGAGCCGAAGACGAAAATGTCGATCATACGTGCGTCCATGTCCTCTTGTTGATGATGTTGGTGATGGTCGAGCGCGCCACGCCGTATTGTTTGGCGAGATCAGCAGCTCCCGCCTGGGATGCGCGGATTGCCACGACGTCGTTGGCGGTCAGCTTGGCGTTCGAATTCTGAGATCCGCGGCCTGTCTTCAGACCGGTGCGGTGAGCGTGCTTCTCATTGTCCTGGCCGGTGGACCATTCGAGCTGGTATTCACCCCACTTGGCTTTCAGCTCTTCGGTCGGCTGACGCAGGTAGTTGTGCTGCTTCTCGCCGTCCACATGGTTGACCTGGGGGAGATTGTCGGGGTTCGGCAGGAAGGCCAGCGCGATCACGCGATTGACGAGCACCGACTTCGTGATGCCGAGCCAGGTCATGTTGAAGAACACGCGACCGGACTTCTTGTGCGTCGTGTATTTGACGCTGCGGACTTCAGCGCTCATGCGCTTGCCGTCGCGCGTGCAGCTAATGCGGCGGTAGATCGTGCCGTCTTCCTGCGGCACGATGTATTTCGCTTTGATCGCAGAGAGGATCCAGGAATCTTTGTCGAACTTCTCGCTCATGCCTTGGACCGTTCTGCTTTCATCTTCAGGCGCAGCTCCTTGTTGATTTGCTCGAGGAGGCGCAAAGGCTGTTCTTGTGTGAGCCCTGAGCATGTGTCCCAGAGCGCACTCGTCAGGATGTAAAGCTCGCGATCGGTGATCTTGCCTTGCGTGTGGTTCGTCACCCACCGCTCCATCACCGTCTCAAGTTTACGGGTGAGCTCCGAGTTGAAGCTCACCCATTCGTCGTTCGATTGCTTAAAGTTGTCAGTCAGCATTTACTGACAATGTCACGCAGCAGATTGGGATGCAAGCGAGGCGTCGAAATATCTTTCATATCCCTCAACCTTCCGCCGACGAGCCAATTCATAGAAGCGATCGAGGAAGAGCACCTTGGCCTCGTAGGGCAGGAGCATTTCGATCTCGTATGGCGCGACGCGCGTGTCGTCATGCAGCTTGCCGAAGCTCCAGTCATCTTCAGGCGCCTTGACGATGATCTGATTGACTTCAGCCGCGGTAACAGCCTCGTCGGCGATCTTGATCTCTTCCGGATAGGGATAGACCAGACCGAAGCGCAGAGCATTGGCCTTCTCGTTCAGAACCTCGACGCGCTGGAATGGCGCACGGAAGCTGTCGTCATACTTCAGCGGCCGGATGAGATCGCCGTTGAACGCTTCGGAGCCGTCGTGCATGAGACCTTCGAGCGCCAGATCAGGGCGACCAAGCTCTTCCTCGATGAAGCGAGACACCAAAACCGAGTGTTCAGCCACCGAGAAAAGGATGCGCGACTTGAAGACCGGATGCTGCGTTGCGCCGTTGTAGCGAGCACGCGTTGCCAGGTGGTGCGCCACGACCTCGAGGTGGACTTCTTCAGGGCGCGGATCGAGCGGCCAGTATTTCTTGCCGTTCGAAGTGTGCATGTAATTGGATTTGCGTTCAGTGTTCAAAGTCTAACTCCTTGTGGTAGAGAAATAGCCTGCTCGACGGTCCAGCCGCGTCTCAGACGTTTTCTGATGGCTCCTGGTTTCATTCCCTTCTCCTCGCACCATTCGCACTCAAGCTTGGTGACGCCTTCAAATTCGAGGGGAACATTCGACATGCGGTTGCGCGCTTGTTCAGTGCGCGTAGCCCATCGACAATTTGAAGGTTCATAGTCTCCTTCGTTGTCGATACGATCGAGGCTTGTGTTATCTGGTCGAGGCGACATATCCGCCTCGAAGTTCCGGAAGTCGTGCCAGCGATCGCAGACCTTGATGCCGCGACCACCGTATTTGGGGTAGGAATCGCGTTCTGTGTTGTAACAGCGCTGCATCATCGAGCCCCAAGTCCCGTAGAGCGAAGGCCTACTCACTTGATACTCCGTGTGAGCGGTGCAGGCTCGAGGTGAGGGATGAGGCCGGCTTGCTGAGCGAAGTCGGCTGCGAGAGCGATGAGTGCCGCCACGAAAAGGAACCTGGCGATCACTCGATTGCGTTGGATGCGAGCTTCAATGCGCGTCATGTCAGCCCTTCAGGTATTTGCGCATCGTCTTGGGGCAGACGTTGAGGAGCTTCGCCACCTCGCGCTGGGACTGACCGGCTGCAATCAGATCGAGCGCCTTCTGATACTTCTCAGGGATCTGCCGTGCGACAGGTGCCGATTTCGCAGGAGCCTTGGCCTTCGTAGTCTTCACTGCCTTTGGCTTCTTGACCTTCTTGGCCTCTACGTAAGCATCATCGACCTTCTTCCGGACTTCCTTGAGCGACAGCTCGACCTTCTCTTCAGGCGCCTTGTCATCGAGCGCCTTTGCGGTGCCAGAGGTGCCGACTGCAGCACGAGCAATCTTCTTGGCGCCTTCGACGGGCGTGACGGTCACATTGCCGCCCATTGCAGAGCCGATATTGACGAACTCGAGGATGGGCGTGTGATTGCCGGCGATCACGTCAGCGAGCAGCTTTGCCGCCTTCTCATTGCCAGTCATCGGCTGGTTGTTGCGTAGGGTCTGGTGAACGTCCTTCGGCAGCACAGCGCAGATGTGATAGCCTTTGGCGCGCATCTTGTTCGGCTCACCTGGCGGAACCGCGATCACGTCTTCAGGTGCGACCTTGACCAGTGTGATGATGTCGCCACCAAAGCCGCTGAGATAAGCACGGCGCGCGATATGCAGGCCAGTCGAGCATTCGTTGCGACGGTTCGGATCGACGAGTTTTTCGTCCATCTGCACGAAAGAGCCGAGCTTCTGCGTCACCTTCTTCGAGTGGCAATCGACGAAGCCAGTGGCTCTCGACTGCAGCACCTTGTAAGCGACGATCGAGCCGTCCTTCGCGATCGGCAGATCACCGCGCCTCATGAAATTAAGCAGCTCCTTGACAGAGTGTGAGCGCGTGTCGATGACGGCTGCAATGCGTTCCATGAAGCGCTGCAAGCCTTCGGTGTCGTTGGTCTCGACGGCGTGCTCGATGTGCGTCGAGAGCGCTTCTACGCCTGGAATGATCTTGCCGTCGACAATGGCGTGCAGCTCTTCCGGCTCGATCGGCATCGGCGAGCTGACAGGCGCGGCGGGACTCGCCGGCGATGCAAGTCGAACCTGTCCAAGCTTTTCGACGTCGGCGTCTTCGGTCGAACCACCGAGCATCGCCTTGATCTTCGAGAAAGCGCCGCGAACGAGACGGATCGCGCCCCTGGTCTGCTTCTCCAGCTTCTTCTCGACCGAGAAGTCATCCAGGTTGATCGTAACCTGTTCATTGCGCTTCAGCGCCTCGACTACGAGGTCCATGACCTTGATCGTCGTCGGGTGGTCTTTGGCGAGGTTAAGCTCGCCGCCATTGTCGAGATAAAACGTTACGCCGGTGTTCGATGCGATAGCACCGGCAATGCGAACCTTATTTGTCATGCTGCCTCCTTCTGGGCGTTAGCAATTGGGTTCAAAAGGGATTCAGTCAATTTTGACTTACTCTCGCGGTCCTGCAAAAAGACGATGATGTCGTGGAGATCATCGATCTTGCGTTTGATGCCGCCGGTAACTCTGATGCCTGCCAGGACGCTCAAGTAACTGAATTTCTGGTCGGCATATGACGTGGTCATGGCCTTGTAGGTCTCTCTCGCAGACGTCCAGATCTTGAGCTTGGCTTCATTGCCGCCGCAGTTGCGGTCCTGATAATCGAGCCGCAGCGAGTTCATCACGTCGTTCAGAAGCAAGCCTTCTTCAGCGAGAGCGCCAGGCGTCGCCTTGTCGGGGAACAGGCGCTTTGCAATCCGCATGTCGAGCTTGGCGAACGAAATGGCCAGGTCTGATGGGTAGTGGTGATAATTGCCGTTGCACATCAGGCCTTCGCGGATCGCGTAAGCGTATTGGACCTCACGGACCCCAGCGAGCTCCGCAATGCGCTTGGCAATGACACCGGTCAGATTGACTGCGCCGCGCTTCATCAGCTTCTCAGCGTCTGTCTTGGACGAAATGACAGCCGTCTCCGGATAGCGCTTCGCAAGAAGGTGGTGGTATTGATGGCCTTCATCCTGAAAGGGCGAACGCATGCCTTCGCGCGCAAAGCTCATCAGGAAGTATTTCGGATTTTCGAGGTTTGCCGTTTCGCAAGTCGTTCCCCTGAAATCACCAAGGGCGAAATACTTGTCGACGATCTTTTCGCGCTTGACCGGTGCTTTCTTCGGCTTCTTCGCTGCTTCGTAATCGAAGATGACCAGCTTCAGCTTGTAGTGCTCGGCGAGCGCGCGAAGCTGCTTCAGGCGCTCCGCAGTCCACTGGCGCATGACCAGGCCGGCGATGAAGCTATCCTTGTCCGGCGGAAAACCGCTGCTTGCACCGCTCATCGTCGGTCGCAGATCGCGCAGATTGCGCGCCACGCAAAGGACAGGCCTAACGACCCCGGTGTCGTGCTCCTTCAGCGGATTGGTCTTGGAGCCGATCGTCTGGTAGCGATAGGCGTAGATGTTGAAGAGGTGCGCATCCTTCAGCATGCCCATCTTCGAGGCAATGCGGATGAGCGGCTTGCTCGACGCCTTGAAGCTGTCCTCGCCAGCGTTGTAACCACGCTTCAGCGCACGGCGGAAGGTGCGGCGATCATCTTTGAACAGTCGCTGCGCTGCCTGAAGGCATAGGCGCCGCTGTCGATCATACTGGATATGGTTATCAGGATTCGAGCGGACGGCGTGCTCGGCGATCGCGAGCGCACTGGAGAGAACCTTCTCAGGCACCTCTCTGATCGCGTGGATCTTGCTCGCGAGCGCTAGGCGGCCGTTCTTTGCAACGCGTGCATCGACAGCGAGCTTAGTAGCTGCCGGAATTGCCTTGCTGATGCGCGTGCATGCCTTGTCGAGCAGCCGCTTGATGGTGTCGGTGGTTCCATCCGTAAAAGAGAGGGACTCGCGCGACGGCGTGACTTCGACTGAATTCGGCGGGGCAACGATAACCAGCGTCGAGCCGTAGCCGATCAGGCCTTCGATATCGCGTGTCAGCTTGGAGATATCAGGGTCGGTCGTCATCACCGGATAGAGGACGGTGCCGTAGAGCGTATAGATGCGGCTTTCGTGCATCCAGTGAGGCGCGACGACGCAGAACTCAGTCTTGCGCGCCTCCTCGTAATCGAAGCGCTCCAGAAGTTCGCCGTTCAGCGTCACCAGCATGCCGCCCTGCTTTGCAACGGCGCGAATGTGCTTGGCAAAGCTCTCGCGCTCTTCCTTTTTGATCGGGACCGTGACAGTGACGCCGCTTTCGGTTGTCGGCACGGCGACCATGCGGCGCATGTCAGGCTTGCCGCTTGTAGCTTTGCCACCGCGAGAGATGGCATAGACAGAGCGTGTGCCTGCAAAGCACGAGACGACGGAGAAGTGATCGGTGACGGCGAATGGCGACTTGGATCCGAGACCGAAACCGCCGGTCTGGCTCTCATCCTTCACCTTCGTCGAAACGCCGTAGATGCAATAGATCGGCCGCATCTTCTCATGCGGAATGCCGGGACCGAAGTCCTTGATGACAAGCTCCTCGTCCGTGAGTGTAACTTGCACTGCCTTGTCGGTGCAGCCGCCCATGATATGCGCGTCCCAGCCATTGCAGATCGTCTCGCGCACGACTGCGCGGATCTTGTCGCGATAGATGCTGGCTGAGAGCATCTGATAGAATTCTGGAGTATCAGCCATGCCGAACGCTTCAGGATCTTCACCGCCGATGACGGCGTGTGTGTCGAGCTGCGCAAGCTGCGAAACTTCCATGCTTCTGTCTCCTTGTGTCTGTTCTTGTTTGTTGTCAGTCAATAATTACTGAATAGCTCACGCGCAGTTGGGATGCGCGTGGCTTTTTCGTGTGGCTTAGTGGAATCCGACGGCTTTGCGCTGGTCGTCGATTTCGTTCATCCGCTCCACGATCAGTTCCGAGACCTGTTCCACGCGCTCCGCAAGCGGTATCGCTGGCACAACGGCATGGTTGATCTCGTCATGGAGCCGATGCAGACCGCCGCGGATGATCGCGTCCAGGTGAAGCTGGAAGGCACGATTGTTTGGCGGCGTCGGCTTCGAGGTATCGACCTCGTAGACCGGCAGGATCTCCGTGAAGAAGACCATGTCGTAGTTGAGCTTCACAGCCTCGAGGTATTGCTCGGCGAGGTAGGCAGCTCCTTCCAGGACGTCCGCATCAGCATGGCGATCGGAGGTCATGTGAAATTCTGCGAGGAGATAGCCGAACATGTCGAGCGGCGTGCGATCGACGATTGCCGGCCGGCTTGCCTGAAGGATGAGCTCCAGGTGGCGTTCCAGGCCGTGAACCTGAATGTCGAGCCGCTCCCTGAGAGTCATGGGAGCGACCGGATTGCGTTTGCCCTTGCTGATGGAGCCGAACGAGGTATCGATGAACTCGATACCAAGTTCTTCCGCGACGCGCTTGGCAAGTGTGGTTTTTCCACTGCGATGAGCACCGCAGATGCCGTAGAGCATTAGGCGGAAACTCCAGTCGAGCCAAAGCCACCTTCGCCGCGGTTACTGTCGCTGAGTTCGCCGACAACGAAGACACCGCGCACGACAGGCGCAATCACCAACTGAGCGATGCGATCGCCGTGGTTGACGAAATACGTCCGGTTGCCAGCGTTATAAAGGATGACGCCAACCTCGCCGCGATAGTCGCTGTCGATCGTGCCAGGCGTGTTGAGGACCGTGATGCCCTGCTTCAGTGCCAGACCGGAACGAGGACGCACCTGGGCTTCGTAGCCAGGCAGGAGCTCGATCGACAAGCCGGTCTTGACGAGCACGCGCTCGCCGACCGGAACCGGGATAGCGTCCGGACCATCGACAACAGCGTAAAGGTCAGCGCCGGCCGCCTCGTCAGATCCGTATGTCGGAATGAATGCCTTCTCGTGAACCTTGCTCACGATAACCTTGGTCTGTTCAATGAGCGTGCCGCCCATGTTTACTCTCCTTTTTCGATGCCGAGTGCGGCCATTACAATGTCGTCCATCGCCCCTTGAAGCGCTGCGAGAGCACCTTCAGCGGCGAGTTGTGCAGTTTCGAACGGTCCAAACAGCTCAGTCGATGGCATCACCGAATAGTAGAAGCCAACACCGCCTTCCTGGGCGATGTAGTGGTCGATGTGAATGTCGATCTTTTCTGACATGGATCGTCCTTATCTTTGCTCGCGCTATCAGTCAATTGTTACTGACACAATAGCGCAAGAAATGTTGGGTTGCGCGTGGATATCTTACGCTGAGACCGGCGCTTTGATCGCTGGATGGGGATCGTAGTTGACGAGAGCGACGTCACCGACTTCCAGGTCGAAGATGTGCTTGTCGATGTCCGGATTGATGAGCACCTTCGGCAACTTGCGCGGCTCGCGAGTGAGCTGCTCCTTGGCCTGCTCGATGTGATTGGCGTAGAGGTGCAGATCGCCGAAGCTATGCACGAATTCGCCAAGCTGAAGGCCGGTTTCGCGCGCAATCAGCATGGTCAGCAGCGCGTATGAGGCAACGTTGAATGGGACCCCCAAAAACCAATCTGCGCTCCTCTGGTAGAGTTGGCAGCTCAGCTTGTTGTCAGACACGAAGAACTGGAAGAGGCAGTGACAGGGCGGAAGCGCCATTTCATCGATCTCAGCCGGATTCCATGCCGAGACGATGTGCCGGCGACCGTATGAATCGCGCTTGAGGCCGTCGATCACCTTCTGGATCTGGTCGATGTGGCCGGGATAGTAGATATCGGCGCACTGATGCTCGATCGTCGGCCAGGTGCGCCACTGCGCGCCGTAGACCGGACCAAGATCACCCTTCTCGTCAGCCCATTCATCCCAGATCGAGACGTTATGGTCCTTCAGAAACTTGATGTTCGTCTCGCCGCGGAGGAACCAGAGCAATTCAACGACGATGGAGTGGAAGTGAACCTTCTTGGTCGTCAGCAGCGGGAAGCCGCGAGAGAGGTCGAAGCGCATCTGTTCGCCGAAGAGACCATAAGTGCCGCCGTTGCGACCTTCGCGATAGACGCCCTTGTCGAGCAGCTTCTTGAGGACACGCAGATACTGGTGATCAGCCATGTTGCCGATCAGCCGGAGGTTCTGTTCGCTGTAGATATGCAGCGCGCCGCGATCGTCCTCGACGACGTAGCGTTGCTTGCCGTCCTGCTTGTCGAATGCTGCGACGACCGTGCCGTCGAAGCTGTAGTCGCCGGTGATCTTCGTCACAGGGTCATTGATGAGAAAGGTCAAAGGAGGTGTCCTTATTGTTTCAGGAAGCGGAACGAAAGGGAATTCCGGTCTGCGTGTCGAAGCCGAGAAGATTGTCGGCAACTTTTAGCAGCGCATCGGTAACAGGCATTGAGCCGCTCACTTGCAGCTCATCCCTCAGCAATTCCGAGATATGCTGCATTTCGCGGAAGGTCAGTCCCTGGATGAGACCGGCGATCTGCTTCAACTTCGGCGTATGCCTGTCTTCAGTCGTTAGGCGTCTGTCCGCCATGTAAGCTCCTTTCGAGATCTGCGGCTTCGTCGCGACGCTCTGCAGCCTCGCGATTGTTGCCATTGATGAAGAGGGTGGTTTCTTGCTCGCGAAGCGCGCCGAGCTTGCGGCGCTGCTCCATTTTCCATGCCCACGAGCCTTGGTAGGGCGTTATAGGCTTCCCGTTAGCCGAAAGCCCCATGTGCGTTATGCCGCAACAGGGATCTGTGCGCGCAGCTCGGCGTTTTCCGTCTCGAGCTCCTTGACGCGAATGCCGCGAGCCTGAAGGCGCATCACGTAGTCGGTGTTGGCGACCAGGAGATCGGCGATCCGGTTTTCGAGCGCGTCGATATAGTCGGCGTCATCACGGATCACGTTGACCTGGTGATTGACCGAGACGTTCGTGACGATCGTCTGGTTGCGGCGGAAAAGGCGAGAAAGAAAGTTTCGCAATGGAATCTCCTATTATGCGAAGCGAGGGGAATGCTTTTCGACGAGGCTGATCTGCAGCTCGTATTCGACGCCGCCGTGCTTGACGGTGGAGGCGATCGTGCGCTGGCCGGCGAGGAACTGCTTGATGAGCGCCGGACCAGAGTGGATGACGTCAAGCACATGGACGGCGCGATCAATCACGCGGTCGAGGTGATCGCACTCAAACTTTGAAATCTCGAGCTGGTTAGGCGCCGGCTGCTTTACGGACTCCGGCTCTGGCTTAGAACGCGGCTTGAATGCAAGAATGGTGGCAGACATGCGCTTCTCCTCAGTAGGTGTTGAACAGGCGACCCTTAAGGGACTCGAACCCTAGCCACGCTTGTAAGCGAGAGACTTCACCGCAGTCCTCGTCAGGTCTCTTATGTGAGCGGAGCCCGCTACGCGAGAATCCGGTTTTCTCGTTTCGCTGCATCGCGAATACAACAGGCCTTTAGCTCAGCCTTCGCGCTCCACTCACATAAGAGCCAGGTTTATTTTCTGACGGCTCCTGGCGACGTCTTTTTCTTAATCAATTTTGACTGATAAACCCGACTTAGCGGTTCATAAGGCGACACCTCGTAGAGCGGTTGATCTTCGATCGCTGGAACTGACTGACACATCGCTTTCGTGTCAGTCAGTATTTACTTACAAGAGCATTTATAACGATGCGCGATTGGGACGCAAGCGCTATTTCTCAGAAATCGTCATCTTCCAGCGAAGCAAGATGGCGTTCGAGATCTTCGAAGCCACCTATCAGCTTGTCGTCAATGAAGACGCGCGGAAAGGTGCGATGGCCGGCAGCGACGAAGGTCTCAACCTTCTCCGGCGTCTCGTGATCTTCTGCCGTGAAGGCCAGACCGCGCCGCTCAAGGAGCGCTTTTGTCTTGAGGCAGGAAGGACAGGGTGGATTGGATCGGATGAGAACGTGAATACTCATCTTACGCCTCACACGCCACGCAGGAAGCATTCTGGCGAGCCAGTTCCTGTGCCTTGTTCAAGCCCTTGCGATAGTAGAGCGATTTCAAACCGCTTCTCCACGCCAACACGATCAGATCGATATCTTCCTTCATCGTCGCTTCGGGCGGCAGGATGATGTTATGACTGATGCCCTGATCGATATACTTCTGGCAGTCCGCAGTCTGACGGATCAGCTCTGCCTGGTCGATCTCGGCAAAGGTCTTGAAGACGTTGCGCTCGTGCTGCGTCAGGAAGTCCAAATGTTGCACGGAGCCGGCATTCTGCAAGATCGAGAGCCAAGTCTGCTGGTCGTTGCGCCCCTTGCTTTCGAGCAGCTCCTCAAGGAACACGTTGCGCTGCGTGAAAACGCCCTTGGCATTGTCGTTCTCGAAGATATTTGCAGTCCAAGGCTCGCGTTGCTGCGAAACTTGGCCGCAGATGATCGACGAGGATGTGGTAGGCGCGATCGCATTAACCGTCAGGTTGCGGTAGCCAGTGCCCTTCAGCCCTTCCGGCTCTCCAAGACGTTCGGCGAGGTCGCGGGATGCGGCGTGTGACTCGGTGGCGAGATACTCGCTGATTTCGATATTCAGCGCTCGAGCCTCATCGCTTTCGATGGCGATCATCTGCGATTGCAGCAGCGAATGCCAGCCGAGAACACCGAGACCAAGAGCGCGCCAGCGTTCTGCAAAGCGAAGCGCATCAGCGAGCAGCCGGACACCGCGGATCTTCTCGATGTATTCCGTCATCACCGCGTCGAGCATGTAGATCATTTCGCGGACGAACGGCGTGCTCTTCCACTCGTGGTAATAGAGCGCATTGACCGAGGACAGATCACAGACGAAGCTTTCGTCGGGACCGGACGGCAGCATGACCTCAGTGCACAGGTTCGAGGCATAGATCAGCAGACCAAGCCGCTTCAGCACTTCCGGGCGAGCATTGTTGGCGTTGTCGCGGAAGACAATGTAGGGAAAGCCAGTCTCGCGCCGCTTGTTGCGAATCTTCGCCATCAGCTTGCGCTTAGGACCGCCCTTTTCTTCGGCGAGCATCGCGTTCATCCAGTCGTCGCCGATGACCACGCCGAACGAAAGATGCTGGATCGGATGGTGCACGCCACCAGAGATCGAACGCATATCCAGCCAGCGCTCGGCGTCTTCATGCTCGATATCGAGGTAGACGGCTGCATTGCCGCGGCGCGTGTTGCCCTGCGAGACGACAGTCACCTGTTCCTGCGGCAGCCGAGCGAAATGCGTCGGACCTTCCGAGCGTCCACCGCCAGAGATAGCAGAGCCGAACGGACGCAGCTTGCCCATATAGACAGAAGTGCCAGCGCCTTCCTTCGTCATCATGCCAATCTCGGCATTCTTGAAGAGAATGGAGTCCATGTCGTCGGCCATGAAGCTGCCGTTGCAGCTAATCGGCAGACCGCGCCCAGCGCCGAAGTTCGACCAGATCGGAGAGGCGGGTGAGACCCAACCGCGCTTGACGCCCAGGCGCAGCGTCGGCAGTTCAAAACCGAGGATTTCTTCTGCACGATCTACGATGGCATTGACACGCGCGATCGCCTCTTCCTTGAGGTTCTCAGGCGCGATGCCCTCGCGCAGATAGCCGCGCGAGAGCGTAGTTAGAGCCACCTGGTTCAGCCAGGCATAATCTTGTCGCATAATCTTCAGTCCTTTTAAAATTCGTCGTCCGCAGAGTCGGCCTGCGCGTATTCGGTGGGTTCAGAGTGGAAGAAATCGACCTTCGATGGAGCGTAGAGCCCCTCGGTCATCCAGAAGGTCGCCTCCTGGACGGACTTGTCGACGTGGAAGACCGGCTCGTAGCCGACCATTTCGAGGCTTTCGTTGAAGCGCTGAGCAACGTAGCCCTTGAGCACTTCGGCATTGAGCTTGTCGCCCTGGAAATCGCCGATCATCCAGTTGATGAGTTCGCATTCAGCGCCGAACGCGACGTGGCATTCGTGCTTGATTTTGCGTTCCATTTCCTGATCGAACAGCTCCGGATATTCCTTGCGGAGCGTCATGATGATCTTGGCGCCGGCCTGGGCGTGTAGAAGCTCCTCGTTGCGCGTGTATTTCACCTGCTGCGCAGCATCCTTGAGCACGTTCTGAAAGCGGTTGAGCCAGAGGATCACGTAGAACTGGCTGAAGAGGCTGACGTTTTCCACGAACATCGTGAAAAGGATCAGGCTGTAGATGTATTGCTTGCGGTTGTCGCTGTAGACGCGCTCGCCGTGCTTGTTGAGATAGCCGACGCGCCCAGCAACAGCCGGAACACTCATGTTGTCCTTGAAGACGTCGATCAGACCGAGCTTCTTCAGGAGCTTTTCGTAGGCGTTGTTATGGATGACCTCGATGTAGGCCATCGTGATCCCGAGATCCTTAATCGAAGGATGCGGAAGATGATCGCCGAGGCGTTTCCAGAACTCCTTCACGGAGACCTCGATCTGGGCGATCGCTGCAAGGCAGCGCGTGACCATCTGGCGCTCAGCCTCATTGAGATTGAGCTCATAGTCGGTCTTGTCGGTGTCGAAAGTGAACTTCTTTGCGGTCCAGAAGCCATCCTGCATGGCTTCGATGTAGTCCTGTGTCCACGGATAATGGTCGGGCAGACGCTCGACCTGGCGTTCGAAAAGCATTCGGTGCTCCTGCAGTGAAAGGTGTGCTCATTGTAAGTCAGTTTTTACTGACTAAACAGGCTTGATTTTACGATTATGCTGCCTTCTTGAGCGAAGTCGCGAGCATTGCGGCAGCCTGGCGGAACGCCGGCGTCTTGATACCTGCAAAGGCAACGCCGCAGCCGTCTGCCAGGTGTTCGTTTGCGTTGGTCGGATCGCCCTTGCTGTAGCCCTTGCCGTTCTTGGCGTGTCGCAGCCACGGACCATCCGGGAACTTCTCAAATGCCCAGGCAATCATTTCTTCCTTCGACGCAGTGCGCGTGCCGACGGCTGCCTTCTTCGTCTCAGCCGGAGCGACCTCGATCAGCGGGGTCTTCAGCGAGAGCGCGCCATAGACGCCAATCACAATCCCGAAGCCAAGCACGGCGTCATAGGATTTACCGCCGAACGGGATTTCGGCGAAGATGATATCGCAGTCCTCGAGGTAGGCGTCTGCCTCGGTCGCGAGCGTCCTGGCGCGCTCATAGGTATCGGACGAGGCGCGCACCTGCTTTGCCTTCGTCTTTTCCGTCTCGATCAGTTTCAGACCAACCAGCTCGAGCTCGCCGGTGTCCGTTTCATAGTCCAGCTTCGCTATGCCGAAGTTGCGCAGCGAACCATCGAGACCGCCAATGCGGATCTTTGCCATTAGAATCTCCCGTAGTTTTGGAGTTTGCGATTGTTTTCGAGAGCCTCTTCAGCTTCTTGAGCCTTGCGGATCTCGGCGGCTTCGTCCTCAAGCTCGAGCGCCTCGGACGTCTCGTTGATCAGAGCCTCGAAGTTCTCTTGCTCGGAGCCGATTGCTTCAGCATAGGCGGGACCGAAAAGAGGGAAGACGTCGTCCATCTTCCGCTGTTCGACCTCAATATGCTTGAATTCACGGTTATCAGCCGGCTCGAAGCAGAAGATGATTTGTCCGCGGCCGCCAACGCGGACGGAGGAGAGCAGGAACTCGATCGAGCTATCGATCGGCGCCTGGCGGTATTCACTGTCGTGCCGCAGAACCGGAAGCTGATGCATGCCTTCGACGTAATAGATGCCGTCGAGTGCCTTCACCTTCTCGAAAATGCGGTCGGCAATACGCTGAAGCCTTGCCTTTTCGGCTTCATCAAGGGTTTTTCTTGCCATTTCCAAACCTTCAGTCAATGTTTACTGACAATAATAGTCAGTGAATTCGTGGGCTGCGTGAATTTTTCACGCGATTGCCGCTCCCAGGAGGATGAGACCGACGATGGCGCCGACGATCCAGATTGCCATCGGGACGACAACGATCAGCGCGAGCCCTTCCAAGCCGCTCTTGCGAGTGAGGAACGCGGTGAGGCCTGCGCCGATGTAGCCAGCGACGATGACGGCCACGATGTAGATCGCGGCTGCTCCTACGACCTCTAGGCCGCTCATATCTTCCTCCTCAGAACGCGTGAAAGGAACGAGGGCTTCGGATCGTATTCAGCCCAGCGCTCCATGCCTCGATGATCGTGGCGCTGATCGACCAGTTCCTCGAGGGCTCGGATCGCAGGTGCGATCAGCCCATCGGCAAATTGAGCCTGGCGAATGACCTCGCCGGCCTTCAGCTTTGCATAGGCGTGCCGGAGCTGTGCCAGGTGGTAGACGATGTCGGTCACGCTACCTTCCTCACAAAAAGCTGGTCGCCTGCATGAAGATCGTGGCTATGCAGATACTCGATCGGCTGATCGTAAGCATGGAAGATGCCGACCGGATCAGGCTCGCATGGGATCGACGGCTTGCTCACCTGCTCTTCGACTTCGGCATTGATCATCGCCACGAAAATCTTGCCGACATGACCGAGAACCAGACCTTCCGGCGGGAGACCATTCTGATCGCGCGCCGCGTCATAGCCGGCGTTCAGAACTTCCTCGCTTGGCATGGCGTTCGTCGGAATCGATCGCTTATTCCAGCGCGCAAGGAGGTCATCCTTATACTCGTCGGTCATTTCGATTCCGCACTCTGAACATACGAGCGAGAAGCAATGATCGAAGCCGTCTTCCACATCGCGCATGGACGTGAAGATCGGCGGCTTGGAGCAAAATGGGCAGTCGAGAATAATCATGCTGTAACCTCTCTGAGTGTGGTTTGGCCGTTCTTCTTCTCAACCTCGATGATCTGAGGAATCCAATCGGACAGCGAGTTATGGCTGATGACGAACACTGAGCCGCGCTCTTGCGCCTTCTCTTCGAGGATCGTCGTCAGGCGTTCCAGACCAGGCTCATCGAGCGCATGGTCAATCTCGTCGCCGATGAAGAGTTCGATCGGCTTGGCGGCGCGTGTCGCGACCAGGTCTTGCAGCGCCAATGCTGTCGCCACGCGGACCTTGCGCTTCTCACCGCCTGAGAGGCCGGCGAACTTCTGCGAGCCTTTCTCATTGACAACCTCGATGGAGAACTTTTCGCGAAGCTCACTCTTGGCGTTCAACACAAGTGTCGTCCAGGTCGCCGTGATGTTGCCGTCGGACAGCGTCGCCAGGTAGTGCGCCGTGCGATCGTTGAGGAACGGCGTCACTTGGTCGAGGATGTGCGCTCTGACACCGGCCGGCGAGAACACCTTGGCGACAGCAGATGCGTGCGCGTGATCCGTTTCGAGCTGTTCGGCTGTCGATTTGAGCCCTGCGAGATCCTTCTCGGCTTTTTCGAGCAGCTTCCTATGCCGCTCGATGTTCGCCAGGTGCGGATTCTCCTCGGCCATGATCGCCTTCGACCGGTTCACATGCGTTCTCGCTGCATCAGCCAGCGTGTTTCGCGCCTGAACCTTGCGACGGACCTCGTCGAGCTTAGCTTGTAGATGCGCTCTGTCGCGCGTGACTGTGCTTAGATCAGTCATTGACGCTTTGAACGCGTCCCGCTCGTCACAGCGCTTCTCTGTCTCTTTTTGAGCTGCTTCCAGCTCAGACTTGAGCGAGCGATATTCAGTTGCTTTCGTCGTCAGGTCGCGCTTGGCAGCATCAGATGCTGCGGAGATCTCTTCCGCGGTGATTTCGCGGCCGCAGCCGTCGCAGGGGCAGCCGATCTTGTGATTGATCTGCTCATATGCCGTCTTGTGCTTGCGCGTTGCATCAGCCGCGAGCTTCACCTGCCGATCGAGCGCGAGCATCTTGGCTGACGCCTGGGCGACGAGCGTCTCGTGCTCGGCAAGCTCCGTGTTCTGATAATCGACCGAGTCGATTTTGTTGTCGATCACGGCGATCGCAGCCTCATAGTCGGCTTCGGCGTTCGGATCCCTGGCGAGCTCGGCGTCGATCACCTTGACGTCAGAGACTTTCGTGCGCGCGATATCCTTCTCGTCTTCGGCGCGCTTCTTCTGAGCCGTATCCCATTCGTCGCGGATGCGCTCGAATTCAGCCACGTTGTCGCGGTGATGCTTGGCGCTGTGTTCCAGGCGCTCCGTCTCCTGCTTGACGCGCTCGACGTTGCCAGTGACGACACCAAGCCGCTCGCGTGCTTCTGTATAGGCCGATTCAAGCAGTGTGACGCCGGACGCCTCTTCGATCAGGAGCTTGAGGCTCTTATCTGTCATCGCCGGAAGGTCTGGCATTTGTTCCTGACCGGCGTAGACGGCAGAACGGAACACCTCGAGGGATGCGCCGATGATCTTGTCGACAACGACTTGCGTCAGCTTGTCGGTGCCTTTCGTCAGATCCTTCGGCGCAGAGCCGAGCGTTGCGCCCTGATGGAAGACGGTCAGCGCGTTCTTGTTCGGCTTGTGCTTGCGGTGGCGCGCGATCGTGTAGATGTTGCCATCGTCCTCGATGACCACCTCGACACGCGTGTTCTTGCCAGCGGTGTCGTTGATGACGTCGTCGCCGGAAACACCGCGTGCTGTCTCGCCGTAGAGGCACCAGCACAGACTGTCGGCGAGCGATGACTTGCCGGCGCCGTTCGATGCAGCGGACGTGTCGTCATTGTTCACGCCTTGAATGAGCACCAGGCCGCGGTCTGCGAGCTCGACCTTGCCTTCAGCGATCGCGAGGAAGTTCTCAATGGTTAGGGTCTTGAATTTCAAATGCGTGGCTCCCGGTAGTTACGAAAGATGATGGCCGCGGTGCTCATGAGCTGGCGCGTCTCGGCCTCACTCTCAGGCTCGAGGACCAACCAACCGTCTTCGGTTTTGATTGCGAGGTTCTGACTGCCGTTCTGACCGCAAAAATTGGGTGCGATCTCGACGGCTTGAATTTTGGAACGGCGCTGCGAGCCGCTCTTGCGGGTCCACATACGCATTACTCGTCACCCTCCTCGTCTTCGTCTTTGGGGTAGCCGATGATCTCGCAGACGCCATCGATGAATTCGTAGGCGTTCTGGATCACGCGATCTGTCTGGTAGACCGTCTCGGAGCAGTCGATGCGCTGATCGGTCTTGAACTTGGCGCAGTGCAGATAGAGCGCCTCAGCATTGACCGGATAAACAAGGAGCTCTTCGCGCGCCTCGCTGCTTTCAGCGCCACCAATGAAACATTCGCCGCTCGACATGCAGTAGGCTTCAGTTCGGCCGCCTTCGAGGCGATACTCGGTCTTGAAGCCCATGTGGCCGTTGAACATGAACGCGCCAGGTGGGCATTCGGCGAGAGTGACGAGTTTTGTCATTGAGCCTTCTCCTTGAGAGCTTTGATCCTAACGCGCCCGATCAGCTTCCATGACGTGTCTGCTTTGGCGTCTTCAGCGCTTGCATCAACCCATTCACGGTCAGCCCAAGCACCACTTATGATCACACCGGCGTCCCGGTGCGCGTAAATGTTCTTCAACGCGCCAACTCGAACTCCAAACCAAGTCGCCATCAGCGTGCTCCTGCTGTAATTGCCGCAGCGATGTTGCCGGACGCAGCGGCTTCGTTGATCTGTTGCTGGCGCGACTTGACCGGCGTCGTGCTGACAGGCGCCTTTGCAGCGCCTTTATGCGAATAAGTGCGGCGCTCGCGCTTCAGCGGCTCATTCGAGACTTCGCTCTGGCGCTCGACCGTGAAGTTCAGCCCCTGCATCTTCTCGCGATACATAGCCATCGTCTGAAGCGGCAGATCGTGAATGCGTCGGCGCTGACGCAACTCGACCGTTTCGACGTAGTTGCCATCGGCGTCGAAAAGGCTCTCAAGCGTCAACTGGTCATACTCAATGCTGAAAAGCTGCATGTTCTTTCCTTAGTTAATTCAACGTGTTAACGCACACTAGCGCGTCACGCGCAGGGAAGCTTTCGGTTATTGTAAGTCTGTGCTTTGTCATTAGGCTTCTTCGTGCACCGATCTGGCTTTTGCGAGCACGTCAGCGCATGCGGACTTCAGCCTGGCTCGATCGATGAAGGTCGGCAGATTGGTGTCGTTGTCGACGAACGCCGTGACCGAGTCATCGAGCGAGGCACCAGCCTTTGCGGCTCCGGGTCTCCGAGCGGTGACAACTGATTTAGTGGCGATGATCGACACGCCGGCAGCATTGGCGCCTTCGAAGAACTTGCGGATCTCTGCAATCTCAGTCGTCGTCATGTCCTTTGCGGAGAAGCGGACATAGTTGCCGGCGACCGCCGACAGCATTTCTTCCTCGTCAGTCATGCCGGTGACATCGACGAAGCGCGGCGCGTGCGTTGCCATATGCTTGATGGTGCCGTCATCCTCGACCACCAGGAAGCCAGCGCGTGAACCGACATCACCCCAGGTCTGATGCGTGAGTGCGCCGATTGAATAGATGCCGCCGCCGAGATCCTTGTAATTGTGATAGTCGCCGGCAAAGACGTTCCTGAAGCCGAACGTCTGAAGCATCTGCGCCGTCAGACCGTGATCCGGCATGGCAGGCAACACGCCGTCGATACCAGAGTGGATGAATGCGTCCGTTTCCTTCACGCGCTCGCCGAGCTCGTCAGCGATGACTTGCATGTCCGCGAGCAGATCGGTGTAGGAAGCGCGGAAGGGGAACATTGCGATGAGGTGATCGCCCATCCAGCGGATCGTCGGCTTTTCATCGACAATGAAGCACTTGCCCTTCTTCGAGAGCTTGCCGAAGGTGCGAATGGCATTGCCGAGCTTCGTCGTTTCCTTGCCGGCCAGGTCGTGATTGCCTGGGATCGCAGCGATATCGAGCCCCATTTCCAGCACCTGCTCGAAAGTCTCTTCGAGCGGATTGAGAACTTCAGGGTCGATCGAGCCGCGAACGTGCAGAATGTCGCCAGCGATGACGATATGCGATGCCTTGATCGAGACGGCATGCTTTGCAGCGCGCAGGATCTCGTCGATGATGATCTGCAGCCGCCCGTTGACGCCTTCGGCCGTCGGCTTGGAGAACATTGTCCACTTATGAGCGTGGATATCTGAGAGGATGACGTAGCTCACTGCTGCTCCTTGTTCGTCAGTCAATTTTTACTTACTAATGCAGTTATACGAAAAGCGACTTGGGATGCAAGTCGCTTCGCATTGGATTCTCAGAAGATCTTCTGAAGCCCTTCGACCACATCCCAAGGTGACATATTCGAACCGTTGCCGCTCATCCGCAGCCAACGCTTCTTGCCATTTTCGGATGCGCTAATAAACAGCTCGAGGCTTTCAGAGTTGTCGACAATCACACCGCCTTCAATTGCGATCGTGCCGGAGATATCGGAGGCGCGCTCAATCAGCTCCGAAAGGATTTCGCTTCCCTTGGTCGCAGGGGAAGTGATGAAGGTGGTGATTGGATCTTCGTCGATCCTGGTCGCGTAGATCACAGAGCCGAGCAGCAGTGCGGCTTCAACCGTTGGCGCGGCCAGACTGACGTTAACGCCTTCCGATTGCACCCGATTGCCGTGGCGGTCCTGAAGATCCGTGCCTTTTGGAACGTGGATAGTGAAATGCTTCAAAGTTTGCTCCTATCTAATCTTAACTTTACCCGGCAAGTATTTGAAATGCTGCAGGGGAAGGTAGCGCTGTTGTGCACCACCACGTCTGCCATAATCAAGGAATTTCGAGAGTTTGCGGTTGAAGAAATTGTCGATGCAGGTGACGTAAATGTCGTTGTTCTGCCGCACGCGCACGCCGACGTATCGAATACCCATCAGGCGCATTTCACCGAGCGTCTCCTCATCGATCGCCCAGCAAGCGACGTCGTTGCGCACGGCGTCAGAATTGGTCTTCTCACCAGACCGGAAGATCTGATCGAGCTTCCGACTGGCGAGGTAGACGTCACGATTGGCAAAGTGAAAGATGTGGCCGTAGATCCGCCGACCCTTGCGGACGATCGTTGACCTGACCTTCGGTTTGCGTGCCATTCTCGAAGCCCTTCCATTCATAAAGGCCTTGAGCGCCCTTGATCGGGATCGGATGGTCGAGAAGTTCCGGCTTCATCATGCGCCAGGCAAACCCGCCAGGCTTATACCAACCGTAGGCTTTCTCTTCGAGCGTGATCTCCTCCAGGAACTCATCCGTGATGACTTCGTAGGAGTTCAGCTCAGCCGTGCCGAGCAGATAACCACGCGGCAGCTCTTCGATCGGCGGCAGATCCAGCGTCTGATACATGAACTGGAAATCCGGATCTTTGTATGCTGCCATCTGCTGCGGCAAAAGGTTCTTCGTCGCAGCAATCCCGATACGCTGACCGATCACCGAACGAGGCGGCGCCCAAGTGCGTGTTTCAAAGATTTTGAAGCCCCGGACGATCAGTGTCGCCCAGGGCTGCCAGATTGAAATAACCTTCATGCAAATCACCCCGCTAAATCGCTAATTCGTTACAGACTAATAGCGTGAAATCAGCGGAAGTGAATCGCAGGACGCTATTTTTCCTTATGCGGCTTCAGCCTGCTCTTCGGCGTCATTGCCAGCTTCGACCGGTGCCTCGTATTCTTCAGCCGCCGGCAGCAGAGCCTTGAGCTCATCCAGGAGGCCTTCATCCTCGACCTTCTTCGCAAGGGCGGTTGCGAAATACTTCTTGCCGTCGGTCCACTGGACGTAGGCGCCGGTCTGCTTGAGGATCTTCTCGCCGATGAGGAACTCGATCAACGAGCGAGCAATGGCAAAGTGACCCTGGCCGTTGTCCTGGAATTCGAAGCGCCACTTGGCGGTTTCGAACGGACGCGAGACCTTGTTCTTCACGACCTTGGCCTTGATCTGTGCGCCGAGCACCACAGCATTCTCGCCGTCGCCCTTGGTGATCTTGGAAGAGCCGAGCGAAATACGCTGCGAGAACACGTATTTCGGCGTCTTGCCGCCAGGTGTCGTTTCAGGGTTGCCGTAGACGACGCCGATGTTCATGCGGATCTGGTTGAGGAAGATCGCGCAGATGCCGAGATCCTCGACGTGCTGAGCAAATGCCGGGAAGTGAGCCGACGTTGCACGAGCCAGAGCTGTGTTGTCGTGCATGGAACGATCGTTCGGATCCTTTTCCTTGACGACCTTGCCTGCCTTCATTTCGTAGAGTGCGGAGTTCGGCACCATGAAGGCGAGGGAGTCGAACACCCAAGCGATCGGCGCTTCCGGAGCGATCAGCTTGCCGACGCGCAGAGCGGTTGCAACCTTGACGCAGAGAGCCAGCGACTCTTCGAACGTCTTCGGCTTCTTGTAGAGCCACTTGTTCGGATCGGTCGAGAGGCCGAGGTTGACACCCTGCGGCTGGTCGAAGGAGCGCTCGTGGTCGGAGAAGCCGGCAAAGCCGCCCTGGCGCTGAGCATCAGCCATTGCGCAGGTTGCGAGCGCGGTCTTGCCGGAAGATTCAGGACCGTAGATTTCAACGATGCGCTTGACCGGCAGACCGCCATCCCAGCGATGGCTGAGCGCATGATTGAGCGGCGGGAAGCCGGTGTCGAGATACTGCGTGACCGTCGATTGCTCGTCGCTTTCGCCTACGACGCTTGCCAGAACGGATGCGATATCGTCTGCAGATGCCATTTCTTGTCTCCTACTCGTTGTCGTCAATGAAATCGACTTCGCTTTCGTCATCGGCGGAAGCGTCGTCGTCCTCGTCGTGTAAGTCAGTTTTGACTGACTGGAATTTGCGCACGCGAGGAGTTCTGGGGAGTGCTTCCTTGGCGGAACGCGTCAGGCGGCCGCCAATTAGCTTTGCTGCTTGCTTGCCATCGACCTTGCTCAGATCGATTTCACCACCGGCGCCAACTGCTTCCGCCGGAATGGCTGTCTCGGTTGGCGCCGCGACCACAACCTGCTGAACGGGATGCGCCGGAGCGGCTGATGGCGTGAGCTGAATGGTGCCTGCCGGGATCATCACTGTCTTCGGCGGCAGCTTGATATCTGCCAGCGAGAACTTCGGTGAAACGCCCTGCGCGATCCGGTGATCGAGTGCTGCGCGTTCCTTCGCTGCGATGAACATGCCGTAGAGATAGTGGAACGCCTTTTCCATATCTTCTTCAGTGACATCGGCGGCGATCTTCTCGAAGGACTTCGTCAGTGCCTGGACTGAACCGGCGACCTTCGAGACCGCTTCTTCGAGCTTCTGGACGCTCATGCGTATCTCCTGGCGTAAAGGTGCTTGAGCCAGTCGTAGATCGCCTGGAGAAGAACGAAGAGGACGACAAACGGCCAGAGCAGAGAGGCGAGGTAGACCGGATATCCGCGGTGCTCTGTCATTTCGTGCATGACAGCGACTGCGAGGCACCAGCCGCACGCAAACAGTGCGACCGATAGGATTGAGAGGGTAATCATGCTGCTAGCTCCTGTTGCAGTTCATGGAGGGCTGGAAAGACGCTCGCCCAGACCGTTAGGTTCTTGGTGATCGACTTGAAGAGGAAGCGGTTGCAGAAGTTCTCGAACCGCTGAATGTCAGGCGTGCCCTTGTTGACCGCGAGGTTCAGCGGATCAGGGCGCTGCGTCGTGCGCAGGTCCATCAGCTTCATGTTGAAAGCGAACTTGATGCGCCGGTCCTCGTCTTCGACAAGGTTGCGATACTTTTTCGGCACCTTCTTCAGATCGAGCGAGCCGTCGATGCACATGTTGGAAAAGTTCGCGAGCGAGCCATACTGATTGAGGAAGTCGATCGCGCCTTTCTCGCCAACGCCACCGACGCCAGGAATGTTGTCGCCGGAGTCGCCAAACAGGCACTTCATTTCGAGGAACTGCTGAAAGCCCTTGAGATCGTAGCCGAGCGCCTCGTTGATATCTTCCCACTTGCGGATCTTGCGATCGACGATCGGATCGAACCAGATGATGTTGTCGTTGACGAGCTGCACCCAATCCTTATCGCCGGAGACGAGAACGATCTTCGCGCCTTTGGCTGCGTAGCGATCGCCAACGATGGCGGCCAGGTCGTCTGCTTCCATGTTCGCAGCCTTGATCTGCGTAACGCCAAGCAGCTCGAGTGCCTTCTTGATTGCCGGCATCTGCTTCTGTGCCTGCTCGCGAGCTTCCTTCTGCTGAATTTCAATCTGCGAGGTGGCAGGCTTGTCGCGATTAGCCTTGTATTCAGGATAGGCCATGCGACGCCAGGAAGCACCGTCCCAGAGAACGATCGGCGTGTAGGAGGCGTAAACAGACTGAATGCGCCGGAGAATTTGGAGAAACTGATAGACCGCCTGGACCTGGACGTCGCCGACAGTCAGCTTTTTCGTGTTGTTCGCGGCATGCGTGATATTGGGGCCGTCGATCAGCAGATAGCGGTTCATTGAAATACCTTTTGGAAAAGAGTAAGCCGGAAGTGCAGAGAACGGGGCAGCACTTCCGGCTTGGAGGTCAGAGAGCGGTGTAGGAGCGGCTCTCTGCCTCAGATGACAAGCTCGGATGCGCGACTATCCGAGCTGCCGACCAACTGCGCGTTTTCGCGCGGCGCAGCGGCGGTTACAGGTTGTCCAGATCAGCGAGGACGTCGTCGATGTCACCGTCATCAACGGCGGCTTCGGCGGCTTCTTCGACTGCCGCAGCGACAGTCTTCTTCGGAGCAGGCTTGGTAGCTGCTTCCTCACGCTCGACCTGAGCGATATCGCCTTCATCGACTTCGACCGGCTCTTCAGCAGGTTCTTCTTCAACCGGCTGCTTGACGGTAGCGGCACGCGAAGTCAGAGCAGCCGTCGGCGTCTTTGCGGCCGAAGAGCCGAGACGCGGAACGTCGATCTGTGCCGTCTGCGCGATGAAGGTCAGCGCCTTCTGTTCTTCGCCCTTGAAGAACTCACGGTTGATGTGCTGCTTCAGGTCGTTCACGCCGCCCATATGAGCCTTCGTGACCGGCTTCGAAGCGCCAGGCGCCGTGTTGACCGAGTATTCGGTCTGAAGACCCTTGCCGGTCTTCGTAATCATGATGTCCATACCTTCGACTGCATCGAGAAGATCGACGCCTTCTTCGGCGAACTGCTGCACCAGACCCATGATGTTACCGAACGTGCCGCCGGTGATTTCGAGGATCTGGACCTTGTCGGGATCAGACGAGCCCTTGGAGCGATCGAGCACGTTCAGGAGAACGGTCTTCTTCGCGCGCCAGCTCTCATAGAGCTTGCGGGATTCTTCATCAAAGGCGTTCTTGATCGCCTCGTTGATCGCGGTGTCGATTTCGCACGGTTCACCGAAGCACACGTCGGAGCAACCGACGACAGCGAACGGCTTGCCGTTTTCTTCAGCCTTGATCCAGTGAACGCCGAGATCTGCCCAGAACTGTTCGTCAGGATTTGGAATGACGATGCGGTAACGGTTCATGCCTTCTTTCGGCTTGATGCGGTCGCCGCTGGAGCGCTGATACTTGTTAGCAGCGTTCGAAACGAGTTTCTGGAGAGCAGGAGAGAGAGCCATAACTAAGTCCTTTGGTTCGATGGTTCTTTGGTTCGTTAGTTCTTAGCGAATTCGCTAATTCGCTAAGAACATAATAGCGAGAGTTCGAAGGGTTGCGCGCTTTTATTCAGCGACGAGAGCGGAATATTTCACGCGCTGGCCGGCAGCACGGTTGGCGACGATCTTCTTCTGGAGGGCAGCTTCCTTGGCCTTGCGAGCGGCCTCTTCGTGGCGCTGGGCTTCGTCCAGGGACTTCTTCTCGTGCTTTTCCAGCTTGTCGACGATCTTGGTGATCGGCGAGACGATGCTCTCGACCGTGTCCTCGATGCCGAAGAGGCTCTGAAGAAGTCTACGATGGTTTCGATTTTCATTTCCTTCACTCCGATTTGTAAGTCAGTATTTACTGACACGTTAATAACGAAAAATTCACGGACTGCTAGTCTTTTTACGCGGCTTCTGCACTTTTGTTCTTGGCGCGAGCCATGTAGGCGGCTTTCAAGTCCTCGACGTCCTGAGCGCGCTCGTTGGCGGCGCCGATCTTCAACTCTCCCTTCATTTCCTCACGTTGGATAAAGCCTTGCTGGATTAGCATATCGCGGCGGTGACGGAAGGCTTCGACAGCCGTCTTCGTCACGTCCTCGATCTGGCGAGCCTCGTTGAGCGCACGCTGCGCCGCTCTGACGCGCTCGTGGCGTGTGACCTGGGCGGCAATGTTGCCTTCTGTCACTTTCGCGCCGGTGGCTGCGAGCTCGTCTCGGATGATGCGCGACACTTGCGCCTCGGTGTTCTCGACCAGCATCTTGATATTGTTCACCTGGCGCGAGGCCTTGGCGGCAAGAATGCCGTAGTGCGCAAAGAGGCTGGCCTGTTTCATGAAGGCTGTCGACAAGTCCGCGGTGGAGTAGGCTAGATCGGCCTTCAACTGTGCGGCATCGACGTAATCCACGACCGTAATGGTCTTGGCCTTTTTCTGTTCTGACATTTGAAACTCCTGTTTCAGTGATAATAGCGCTCAAACAATGGGTTGCGCTGGTTTAATCAAGGAGATCGACAACCGACGCGAATGCGTCCTCGAGGATCTCCTGCTTTTCGGGTGCGTAGTGGATCTCGCCGGGATTGAAGCCGATGACGATGTTTGCATCGAGCTCCTTGTGGTAGATCACCTTGCCGGCGTTGTCGGATGCCTTGCCTTGCATGTCAGGGAAGAACTTCCGGATGACCGATGTGCCGATCAGGATGATGGTCGGCGGCTCGAGGATCTGGATCTCGCGCTCGAGATACGGCCAATACATCTCGATCTCTTCCGCTGTAACTTGCTTGCCAGCCTTCGGCCGCTTCAGCATTGCCGTCCAGTAGGCGTCATCGCGTGACAGCTCGTGGGCCGCCAGAGCGTCAACGACAGGCGCAGACGTCTTGCCATAGCCAATCAGGCCTTCCTGCTCTTCAGCGCTCGTTGGCGCGTCGGCAATGATCATGAATTGCGCACGCTTGCCAAAGCACGGCTGGACCATGATGCCGTCTTCAGACAGAGCTTCCTTATAGTCGGCGATCACATCAGCGATTGCCTCCTTGGTCGCTTTGTCGTGCGGCATGGTGCGATTGATCGGCACGGTCGCTGTCACGAGGCCAGGCAACAGCTCGAGCTGGTCACGAATGCGACTGGGAT